TTGTTAAAGAAGATGCAAAAACTTCTAAAATAGCAGACATAAGATCAAGATATTTTATACAGTTAGCATATTTTATACATATTTTAAATACGTTTAAAAACATATATTCTGACAAAAATCAGACTTTCGTAGAACTTGAAGTTCCTACCGGACCTTTAGATAAATCTAAAATAGCAAATGGATTATGTCAAGCATCCTATCATTCAATATCAATAGACCCTGATTCGTGTCTAATTAAAAATCCAAGAGCTGTATTATTTAAAAGCAGTACGGAAACTAATAGAGGGTTTTATCCAAAAGTTATTAGTGATCTAGTTGATAATAAAGACTTAAATGGGTCTTTTAAATTTGATTATTTGTATGTAGATACAAATTTAGGAATTTTAGGAAATATATACATTAACATAGAAACAATAATATCTTCCTACAGAGAAGATTGTGTTTCTAATAATGGATATGTATACATAGGAACTTTTTTAAGAAAAGTATTATCAAAAATATCATTTTCTATAGGATCTATAAACGACTTTGATCTTTTTGTTTCTAACAACAAAGTTGCTATAATAGACAAACACTATACAGAACTACCGGAAGATTCCACTTATTCGGGAAAATTTAAACTAAATATAGCTGGGAAGAACACAATAGTTAGAAATCATAAAATAGAGTCTAAGATATTCCAATCACAAGCTACCATGATAGCTATAGCGGCTCAGGATAGAGAGAATGTTTCTTCTATTCAAACATCAACGTATAACTATCTAAATAAGGGACTAAAGGATAGATTACTTTCCCAAGCTACTACTACAGTGGAAGAGCAAGGAACGACCCCACAACAAGCCAGAGATAGAAAACTACAATCTATATTATCATTAATAGAGTATGTAAATATATATGTACTTTCTAATAAAATATTCCCCGCTTTTCACCAAGCTAACATAGTAGCTATGAATGGCTATTTAAATACTCTGTTAGTAGAATTAGAAGGAGGGACAGATTATAAGAGCATAGTTCCTATATCTATAGAACTAACCTTAGATGGTATATCCGGTTTAACAATAGGGGAAATCTTTACAGTAGATAAACAAGTGCTACCTAGAGATTATATAAGTAAGTTTATAGGGTTCATTGTTACAGGCATATCTAATGATATCAAACCCACAGCATGGCTAACTACTATAAAAACGCAAGTGTGCTTGCTAGATCAAGCTGAGAGGCAAAAAATAGCAGAAATAAAAGCTCAGGATTTAATAAGAGATTTAAAAGACGTCTCTGATAATAACAAATATAAAAATTTAAATTCTATAAGGTACTATAACATTCTTGCAGCAATTACTACGGACATAGTAAGAAAAGCGTATATAATTAGCAATGATGGAAACGTTATTATAAATAAAGAGGTACCAGTTTTGTATTCTAAAACGGCAGCTCAAGAGTACAGCTCAGGAACAGTGACTATAGATAATATTATAGCACAGCTATCAAACAGTGGTAAAATAGTATCTCCCCCTCAAACACCTAGAGTTTATTTTGAACAAAGAGGGGGTAGACAGGTAAAAAGAATTTCTGGAGATAACACAATAAAAGCTTATAATTTAACAGATACTTTAGTTATATCCGACATAGTAAAAAGTACCTCCTATTATAAATACATGGTGCCAGACGTTCAAGCAGAGTTTGATGAGGAATTAGAAAAGTTTTTAACTGCTTATAAAAATAAAAGTTATACTAAGGTATCAAAAGCAGCCCCCGCTATAGCAGGAGGAAATCCAAATGAAGCCTTAGGAGCAGCATTTGGTCCAAAAAGTGCAAACGTAAAAACAGTTAGCGATTTAGATTATATTATGTTTAAAATATTACAACTAAATGCGGTGTCCGATAATACTGGGAAATTAATAATTCCCTTAAAACTTTATGACGGGTATAAAGCAACTAAAACAGAAATTGAATAAATAAAAAAATGTATTACCCACAATCAGAAATAGAATTAGTATCATATACGTCTGGGTTAGATTTTGAAGTAAAAACAACTAGAAAACCTTACACAGGGTACTACTATGCTACCAATGACGGTAAGTTTTTTTCAGGTAAAAGATATGATTCTACAACTGTTGAGATAGTTCCTTTAGTAAGAAATATATTTTTTAGCGATAATATACAAGCGTATAACTTTTATTATTCTGAACCCACAGACACTGATTATGAAAAAGGCTTTTTTACTAGATATGTTATAAAAAGAGTAAATGGAGATTTAGAAACTATATTAGAAGTTTCTGAACAAGAATTTAACAGAGCTTCTAAAGATCCTATTTATAATACAAAATCATTTGTATGGAAGTTAACAGGGCCCCTGTACACAACTCCTGAAGGAATTCCTGGAATTGCCAACGAAAATCAAAAGACTTTGAATGAAGTCGAAAAAACAATAAAAGAAGTAAAAAAATATTTTACAAATTTGGCACAGTACGCAAAGTAGTCTATATTTGTAAAAAGGTTATGTCGTGTATTACATTATAGAAACGGAAGAACAGTTTCAAAAGTTTTCACAGTACGATTTTACAAATTGTTTTGTAGACGTAATATCTACAAACGATAACTACCACCCCAAAATATCAGAGCCGTCTTTAGTATACATAAAACCATTCAGATCTAAAATGGGGTTTATAGTTTCTATAGACCACACAGAAGCTTTTAGCCTAGATAAAAATCAAGTATTTGATTTTATACAAGGTAAAGTAGGAAATATATACGCAATAGACGGAAAAAAACTTAGACATTATTTAAACAGGGAGTGCGATCTGTACTGTGTAAAAACAGCCAAGTATTTACAAACAGGGGACTACATAGAAGAAACAGACTATAACACAGTAGCCCATAGATTTTTCTATCAGAAGTACGAAGGTAGACCTGATATTAATAAAATTATACCTATATGCAAACATTTTGAAAAGTATGAAAGATTGGTAGCCAGTATAAAGTTTGAAGCATCTTGGTTTAAAGCTAAGTACTATAAACTGTATGGATGTTTAGCTCCTACGATTTTTAGTACTATAGAGGCACAGGGTATAAGCATAAATAACGACCGATTTATCAGTCATTATACCCCAAAAAACCCTTTAATGTCGGTTAAATCAGACAAAATATATACTCAGTATAACCTATTTACCAGCACTGGTAGGCCTTCAAATGCGTTCAACGGTATCAATTTCAGTGCTATGAACAAAGAAGATGGTAGTAGGTCTTCTTTTGTTCCCTCTAAAGATGTTCTTGTAGAGTTCGACTATTCTTCGTATCACCTTCGTATATTAGCGTATCATATCGGATATAAGTTTGAAGAAGAGGACATACATACGCACTTAGCAAAGTTTTACTATGGCACCGAGACAGTCACTTCAGAACAATATGCGGAAAGTAAAGGACTAACTTTCAAATTATTGTATACAGACTCTATATCAGAGGAGCTAGAAGACATTCCTTTTTTCGCAAAAGTTAAAGAATTTAAGAAGATTTTGTGGCAAACTTATAAAAAACAAGGATTTATAGAAAGCTTTTTATCTAAATCCCCAATAAAAGGTATAACTTCGAAGACACAAATACTCCCCTATGTTTTGCAGAACTACGAAACAGAAAGGAATATTTTAATTATAAACGATTTATTAAAATACTTAGAAAATAAAGTAACTAAATTGGTGTTATATAACTACGACTCTTTCCTTTTTGATTATAGTAAAAAAGACGGGAAGAAGACCATAGAAGAGATCAAAGACATCCTAGAACAGGATGGATACAAAACCTCTTGTAAGTTCGGATATAACTACCAAGAAATGAAAAATATCTAATTTTTGAACTTATTTTTACTATTTATATATGAAAAATAATACGTTTTTTGATTTAACATACGACTACTTGAATAAGCTATTTTGTACTTTTACAAAGAAGGAGGATCTTCAAATGACTATAACCGACATAAAAAGTCGGTATGAAGTCATTTACTCTAAAATATTTGTATTAGAGACAGATAATGACAATGAGTACGTTTGTACTTACAACATTGACAGTGATAATATAAATAAGAACAATATCCTTCCTAATACGATATTGATGCACCGCCGTAAGGAGTGTAACGTATTATACACTATAAACTCCCTTAATAAGCTTGTAGAGTCTCTAAACAATGGCGTAAGGGATAATAACTTCAAAGTTAACTGGAAAGACTACGAGAACAGCATCCTATTAACCCAGAACAGCAGCTTTGTACAACTTAAGACTAAAATCCACGATATCATAAATGTGGAAAAGAAGTCCTAGAAAATAAATTTGGAATTATCCGAATATTCAGTATTTTTGTTTTTCACTTAAAAAATCAAGTTATGTCCAAGATTGATCTCATCAAAGAGAGGCTTAGTAAGCTTCAGTCAAAAAATTCAGGTGGTGGTTTTGAAAAAATTGATTACACCACAATTTTCTGGAAACCAAAGTTAGGAAAGCAAGTTGTCAGGATTCTCCCTAGAAAGACAAATAAAGACTTTCCATTTTCAGAAGTAACTTTTCATCAGTACAACATTTTTAAAAAGAATGTATTCTCTTTAGAAAATTTCGGAGAAAAAGATCCCGTAGTTCAACTAGTTAGAGAGCTTTATGATGAGAATACAGAAAGCAGCAAAGAACTTGCTAGAAAATTAAAACCAAGAACTAAATACTTTGCACAAGTGCTAGTAAGAGGAGAAGAAGGTTTGGGAGCAAGATTGTGGGAGTTTAACAAAACTACATACGAAAAGCTTCTCAGCATTATGGCTGATGATGACTTTGGAGATATTGCTGATGTTACTAGCGGTACCGATCTCACTGTTGAAGGTTACAATGATGTAATTAAAATTGGTAAGAGAGATGTAAACTACATTGCTGTAAACGTTACCCCAAAAAGAAATATCTCTCCTATTTCTGAAGACGCAGAACTAGTTAAGAAAGTATTAGAATCACAAAAAGAGATTACTGAAATTTACAAAAAGTATAGTTATGATGAAATCAAAAAGATGCTTCATGATTATATCAACCCTCAAGAAGAACCTACTGAAGTATCCACTCCCGTTGTAGAAGAGGCTGCTACTGAAGAACCTCCTTTTGACGGACCGTACAAACCTGCTTCTGATTATACAGAAAACAAGAGCAGCGTTGCTTCTAAGTTTGATGATTTGTTCGGAGAAGAAAATTAAATTGTAATATATGGCAAATTCAAAAAACATCAAAGGTGCTGTAGCCAGCGCCTTAGATAAGAGTGCGTCTTTTAACTTAGAAAGCTTTAAAAAATCAAAAAATCTAACCGAAGGCGTATCATTTAAAAAGCAAGAATGGATACCACTTTCAGAAGCATTCCAAGAAGCAATCAGCTTACCAGGAATTCCACATGGACATGTGATCACATTTAGAGGTCATAGTGATACTGGGAAGACCACAGCAATGATTGAGGCAGCTATGAATGTACAGAAGCTGGGTAAGCTGCCGGTCTTTATTATTACTGAGATGAAGTGGGATTGGCATCATGCTAAGATCATGGGATTTGAAGTAAATGAGACAGTGAATAAAGAAACTGGTGAGATTTCTTACGGAGGTAACTTTATTTATGTGGATAGAGATCACCTATCTACTATTGAAGATGTTGCTGGGTTTATCATGGATCTTTTAGATGAGCAGGAGAAAGGTAATCTTCCTATGGATATTGTATTCATGTGGGACTCTGTAGGGTCTATCCCATGTAAAATGTCTGTTGAATCTAACAAGAATAACAACGAATGGAACGCAGGAGCGATGTCTGTTCAGTTTGGGAACTTCGTAAACCAAAGGATTGTAAGATCTAGGAAAGAAAGCTCACAGTACACCAACACTCTTATTATTGTAAATAAGGTATGGGTAGAAAAGCCTTCTGTTTATGGAGAACTTCCTAAGTTGAAAAACAAAGGAGGAAATACTATGTTCCTAGACTCTACCCTTGTGGTAACATTTGGTAATGCTACCGGAGCAGGTACAAACAAGATCAAAGCTACTAAGAACGGTAAGGATGTTGAGTTTGCTAAGAGGACTAAGATATCCGTAGACAAAAATCACATTACAGGAGTTACTACTACTGGAAAGATTATCGCTACTCCACATGGCTTCATCATTGATGACAAGAAGTATATCGATGCATACAAGAAAGCACACTCAGCAGAGTGGTTAAAGATTCTTGGAAGTGACGACTACGATGTAATTGAAGAAGAAGATAATGAAAGAGTAGTGGATAATAATTCCGGAGATGAATAAGGAAAGGCTTTTAGACATATTTTCTAGAATTAATAAAGATGAAAAGCCAAAAAACCTCCATCACAATAGTAGAGTTCTTATAGTAGATGGAATGAATACATTCCTTAGGAGCTTTGCTGTTGTTGATAGAGTGAATATGTTGGGAAATGATATTGGAGGGTTAATTGGTTTTTTAAAGTCTCTTGGACATGCCACCAAACTGTTAAATCCGACTCGCATAGTAATCGTCTTTGACGGTGAAGGCGGGTCGGTAAACAGGAAGTATCTCTACAATGAATATAAATCTAATAGAGATACAGGTAGGATAATGAACTACAAGTCGTTTAATAATAAATCAGATGAAGACGATTCAAAATACAATCAAATATCAAGGCTAATTCCTTATTTGGAATGCCTGCCTATAACTTTAATGTCTTTTGATAAGTTAGAAGCTGATGATGTAATTGGAAACTTATCTGTAAAAATACACGATGAGTATGATGATTCTAAAGTTTTTATAATGTCATCTGACAATGACTTTATGCAACTTGTAAATGATCGTGTTAGTGTGTATAGTCCTACTAAAAAAAAGATGTATGATGTTAATAGCGTTGTAGAACATTTTGGAGTTCATCCTAATAATTTTACAATCTACAAAACATTAGTAGGAGATACTTCTGACAATATACCTGGGGTGCATGGGGCAGGAGAGAAAAATGTTATAAAGCTTTTTGAGTTTATATCTAAAGAAGATCCTAAAACTTTAGAGGATGTTTATCAAATTTGTGAGAGCCCTCCTAAGAACTCAGTTGTGTATCAGAGAGTGTTAAATGTTAAAAAACAACTTGAAGTGTTTTATAAAATAATGGATATAAAGAACCCGAATATATCCGATATTTTAAAGGAGGAGATTACAAATCAATATCATAATAAAACACCTCTTCTTAGAAAATTTGATTTTATAAAGTTGTATCATCACGATAGAATGGGAGGAGCGATTCCAAATGTGGAATCTTGGGTTAGCATATTTTCATCGTTAAACAACTATTAATAAGTTATGACAGCAAACAAACTAAATCAGTACGGACATCAATTTCAAATAAAAGTTTTGTACTCCTTATTAAATGATAAGGCGTTCCTTCAAAACATAGCAGATGTAATTACAGCTGATTATTTTGAGTCTCCTGCACATAAGTGGATTATAAAAATAATACTAGATTACTATTCTAAGTATCATACTTATCCCACTATGGAGGTTCTTAAAATAGAACTAAAGAAAGAAGAGAATGAAGTCCTACAAGTATCAATTAAAGAAGAACTTAAACAAGCTTACACTGCTACTCAAGATGATGTAGATTATGTAAAGGAAGAGTTTTTTAACTTCTGTAAAAATCAAAAGCTTAGAGACGCTTTACTATCCTCAGTAGACCTTCTTAAAACAGGAGAGTTTGAAGGAATTAGGAAAATGATCGATGAAGCATTGAAAGCGGGGAATGAAAAGAATATAGGGCATGAGTACGATAAAGATGTAGAGAGTAGATTTAGAGAAGAAGAAGACAGGAAGATCCCATTCCCTTGGAAAGTATTTAATGACATTACGGACGGGGGAATAGGCGGTAGTAATCTAATGCTTCTCTTTGCACCTCCGGGAATAGGAAAATCTACTGTTGTTTGTAACATTGCTGCGCACTGTTTAAAAACAGGGTACAACGTAGTGTACTACACTTTGGAACTAGATGAGAGATATGTAGGAAAGAAGATAGACTCTATTCTAACTGGAATAGAAGTTAAGATGCTGAAGCACCACAGGAAAGAAGTAGAGGCGGCAGTTAGGAGCCTCAAAGGAAAGATAGTGATTAAGGAATATTCCCCAGGAAGGGCCTCCTTAGGAACTATAGAGTCTCACCTAAAGCAATTAGAGGCCAATAACGACTTCATTCCTGATCTGATAATAATAGACTACCCAGATCTTTTAAAGCCTAGAAGAACCCGTAAAGAGGCTAAAGAGGAGTTAGATGACATCTACACAGACCTAAAAGGTATGGCTAAGGACCTAAAGACACCTTTTGTATGCCCTTCTCAGATCAATAGGATGGGAGCTAAGGATGAAATCATAGAAGGGGATAAGGTAGCAGGCAGCTTTCAAAAAATGATGATAGCAGACTTTAGTGTATCCCTTTCCAGAAAAAGGAAAGATAAGATAAATGGGACTGGAAGATTCCATATAATGAAATCCAGATTAGGCCCAGATGGAATGACTTACTCTGCCAAAATAGACCTAAATAGAGGATTTATAGATATATCAGAAGATTTATATGACGAAGATTCTGAGACCCAAGAAAACGGAGGAAAGGGGGATTTTAGCTCAGATGATATGTCAATGTTAAAACAAAAGTTTAGTAGAAATTAAACTTCATAAGCATCGGCAAAGCAACTAAAAAAAGTTGAGCAAATTCAATTTTTTTTCTCTGTGTACACGGTATTTATTTTTGCTCTCTCAAATTTTTAATAAAAAACAACTATGGAATTAGGATCAGAAATCTTAAGTCAAGTCACTATTTTTTCTAAGTACGCTAAATATTTACCGGAAGTGAAAAGAAGAGAAACGTGGGATGACATTGTAACTAGGTACGAGGTAATGTTAATGCAGAAATTTCCTAAATTAAAAAAAGAAATTTCACAAAATGCAGAGTTTATTAGACAGAAAAAAGTACTACCGTCTATGAGAGCTTTGCAATTTGCGGGAGCTGCTGCAGAAGTAAACAATGCAAGAATATACAACTGTTGTTATCTGCCTATGGATAGCGTACATTGTTTTTCAGAGTCTATGTTTCTTTTATTAGGGGGCACAGGAGTAGGATATTCTGTTCAGTTTCAACATGTTGAGAAACTACCAGAGATTATAAAGCCTACTAAAAACAAAAGATTTTTAATTCAAGATAGCATTATAGGATGGGCTGACGCAGTTAAAGTATTGATGAAATCTTATTTTGGAAAAGGTCCAAAACCTAATTTTGATTTTAGAGATATTCGTCCAAAAGGATCTAGATTGATTACAGCTGGCGGTAAAGCCCCTGGTCCTGAACCATTGAAAGTTTGTTTATTTCATATAGAATCAATTCTAGAACGTAAACAGAATGGGGAAAAACTTTCTACATTAGAAGTACATGACATCATGTGCCATATTGCAAATAGCGTATTGTCTGGAGGTATTCGCCGTGCTGCTATGATTGCTTTATTTAGCCATGATGATGAAGATATGTTAACTTGTAAGTTCGGAAATTGGTGGGAGCTAAACGAACAGCGTGGTAGATCTAATAACTCTGCTGTTCTTGAAAGAGGCCAGATAAGTGAGGAAGAGTTTAAATCTCTTTGGAAAAAAGTAGAACTTAGTAATTCTGGAGAGCCTGGATTCTATTGGACTAAAAATGCTGAGTGGGGTACAAACCCATGTTGCGAAATTGCACTAAGACCTTATCAATTCTGTAACCTTTGTGAAGTTAATGTGTCTGATGTACAAGATGAAGAAGATCTTCAACAGAGAGTAAAGGTTGCTGCGTTCTTTGGAACCCTACAAGCCTCATACAGTGATTTCCATTATCTTAGACCTATATGGCAAAAGACCACTGAAAAAGATGCTTTGCTTGGAATTGGTATGACTGGTATTGGTAGCGGAGAGATTCTTAAGTACGATTTAGCTAAAGCAGCTGAAGTGGCAAAAGAAACAAACGCTTTCTATGCAGAAGAGATTGGCATTAATAAAGCTGCAAGAGTCACTTGTATAAAGCCTTCTGGGACTACTTCTTGTGTATTAGGCACAGCTTCTGGAATTCATGCATGGCACAATGACTACTATCTTAGAACCGTAAGGTTTAACAAGTCAGAGGACATTGCAAAGTATCTTATGGAAAATCACCCTGAGATTTGTGAGGACGATCAGTTGAGGTCTCATGATACTTTGTGCGTGAGAATCCCAATTAAATCACCAGAAAACTCTATATTGAGATCAGAAACTCCTATTGAGCTTCTTGAAAGAGTTAAACACTTTTCCATGAACTGGATCAAAAACGGACATAGGTCTGGCTACAACACTCACAACGTATCTGCTACTGTATCAATTAGAGAGAATGAGTGGGACGTAGTAGGTAATTGGATGTGGGAAAATAGAAATCATTACAACGGATTATCAGTTCTTCCTTATTGGGGAGGTACCTATGTACAGGCTCCTTTTGAAGATATTACAAAAGAAGAGTATGAAGAAAAGATCAAACACCTCACTTCCATAGATCTTACCAATGTTATAGAAGAAGATGATACTGTTAACTTTGGTGCTATAGCAGCATGTGCCGGGGGTGCTTGTGAAGTAGAAGTGTCTTAATATTTATATTTAGATGCCATTAACACTACTAAACACAAACGGAACAGGAAATTTTCAATTAGTAAATAATACTAATAGTGGTAGACTTAGCATGTCACCAGCAGGGTCTTCTATTGTAACAGCAGGGTTGGTAGTGAATTTAGATGCTAGTAACCCTGCTTCTTACCCTGGTAGTGGAACTACTTGGACTGATTTAAGTGTGAATGGAAATAATGGTACTTTAGTAAATGGACCCACGTTTAGTTCTGATAACGGTGGAAGTATTGTGTTTGACGGAAGTAATGATTATGCCAACATACCAATTCCATTAGCAACAAGTTATTCTACTGTTACTATTGAGGCATTTATAAAGTGGATTTCGTTTAATAGTGGAATGTTTTTAGGATTTAATACTTATGATGTATGGACTTCAGGTAATACTCTTGGATATAATAATGGTGCTAGTAATGTGATTGGAATAAATGCGGCTACAGTATCTTCTTTAGGATTATTGGGTAACTATAAACAATATACTTTTGTAATGAATAGTTCTGGGTTACTATCTACTAATAAAATATATATAAATGGTGCATCTCAATCCATATCCCCAGTAGTTGGTGCTGATGGAAATATTCCCGGATTGGCGACAAATCTAAGATTAGCATCTTGGAATAATGGGGGGTTTCATGGTAATGTTCAATATGGAAATTTAAACGTATATAATAGAGCCCTATCAGATCAAGAAATCCTACAAAACTACAATGCACAAAAATCAAGATTTGGATTGTAATATTTAATGTAATAATGAAAAAAGAATTTATAGAAGAAATTCATTACTACTTAGAAAACGGTAAAGTTGTCTTTACTGAACTTTATCATACTGAACGTGGGCAGTGCTGCGGAAATAAATGTAAACACTGTCCTTATTATCCTAAATGGGTAAAAGGAAATAAAATTTTGTTAGAAGATAAATAACTTATATATTTGTTAAAAGTATTACTATGATTTTTTATATTATTTTTCTTGTCCTCAACCTTTTAGGAATGGGATATCTTTTTTATGCAAATGAAAAACAACAGCAAATCAATAGAGAATATCTAACAAATGCAATACTTGTTAATGCTTCTATGGAAATTTTAAAGAAACAATTAGATAAACTTAAAGACAACATATTAGAACTAGAAGAAAAGCTAAAAGAAACTAAAAAATAAAAGGTTATGCAAATAGGATCAATTGTAGAATGTATCAAGGGGTACCCTGAAGTTATTGAAGAGGGTCAATACTACACAGTAAAAGCTGTTGGAAATGGCATTGTTTTGTATGAGGTAACCCCTCCAGAACCTTACACTTCTTTTTTAAAAGAGAGATTTAAAGAAGTACATTCCCCAGATGAAATGTCGGAAATACTAGCAGAATTATTATTTGATCAAATTGAAAATTAGATAAAATGGAATTTAGAGAGTATCAAAATTTAGCAAAGACAACAGCAATATATCCCGATACAGCTAAAATATT